TTCCAAGATGAATTAAGTGACGTGTTGTTGGTGAAATTAATGTAACTCTTGTTGCCGTTGGATTATTAGTGGTTTGAAATCCTGATGTGGTTGTTGAAGCTCTTGTTGTTAATCGTGCTGCGATATCAGAGTTCCATGTAAATGTTTTACCATTTGCAATAGTTGCAACTAGTACATCACCAAAATTACTTAAAGACCAAAGTCCTGGTTCAAGAGTAATAGTTCCGGCATCAACTGCATCTCCCCAGCCATTCCACTCGGTAGCATTAGTAACCGTTGCACCATTTAAATGAGCTTGCCCATTAGATGTACCAAAAGTTGCAGTTCCAAAAGCACCTCTAGTAATACCTGTTAAAGTATTTGTACCTTTTCCAGTGTAAGTAATTAATTCATTACCAACTGCTATAGTTCCAGCTGTTGGAAACCCTGAATTCGATGTAACGTTAATAACAGTTCCTGATCCACCTGTACCATTTGTGTCTGCAAGTAAAGCACCATTTAAAGTTGTTGTAACAGAACCTTGAACAGTTCCACCATATTGACCAATACCAAAACCATAACCATAGGATTGTGCAGCAGGACCGACCGTTTCGTAAGGTATGACACTACATGCTCCACCACCTGCAGCTCCTGTTGTAGTTTGTGTTCCAGTCACAATCGCTACTAATGATGAAGTAACTCTAGTTACTTGAAATAGTTTATCTTCGAATGCAGCATCGGTTAAACCAATACCACTCGGCACTGTTACATTATCTAATAAAATTATATCGCCTGATTGTAAATTATGTGCTGAAGAAAAAGTTAATGAAACTTCTTTGGTTGCGTCTTGAGCAGACATTACAACACTACTAATTGTAGATTTTACAGGAGTGATATCGTGTAATTGTCCTTCAAAATATAAAAGTAAAAATTTATCTGTACCAATTGCAACGTATCTGTTACCTTCTTTGTCAACAAAAGCGTGTTGTTTTCTAGCAACTCCTACCATGGTATCTGTTAAAAGAGATTGCCAACCACCTACTTTTTCTGGTAAGCCATATCTAAATCTAACATTATCTGAATCTACCCAACGACCTTCTGCTCCAACAGCAGTATCTTGTTTGTCAATTCCAGGAGCAAACTTAATTTTCGTAAGCATCTGTTACTCCTATGTAGTTTGGTTGTATACGTATTGCCAACCTTTGGTTGCGTTAGTGTAGTAAAGTTTAATCGATTGATTATTAGTGCTTAAAGTTAAATTAGAAGCAGCACCTCTAATAGGTTGACTGTTTCTATTTACTGTTACGTTGTTAGAACCAAATCCCCCAGAAGCTGAAGAATCCATAATAGTAACTACATCGCCAGCGCTGGGTGAGGCAGGTAGTGTAATTGTAACAGGGTTGTTTTGTGTATCTATTAATAATACGTCACCACTTACAGCAGTATAAGCTGTGATAGAAGATGAATTAATTGCTAAATGTCCTTCTTGTCTTAAGGCTAAAACTGTATTTGTACCGTCTGATCTTACTATTAATGTTGATCCTACAGGTACTGGAACCGGACTCGATGATCCAGCTGTTTTAATATTTAATGTGTATTTATTTGCTGTAGTTCTATCTGTTGCGTCTTCTATAATATAAACTCTAGTTGCAACACCGCCTGTTGTAGAGGCAGGTATGATTAAACTACTATTACCAGCCATTGTGCCAGTAAGTTTTAAATATATATTCTTACCATTCGCGGTCGCCGATCCGTCAGCTAAACTTAATGTAACATCGGCCCCCGATGTCATAGGTACTTCTACATAACCGGATGCTGCAGCTTGTAATATTTGTAAATTAGTATTAGTGATTGCACCCCATAGACCAGCTTTTTCACCGGTTGCTACTAATTCTAATGATAAATCTGTTGAGTAAGTTGATGCCATATTAATAAGGTTTTATTGGTGTCCACACCATTGTTGCTCCTGGTATAATTTCATTCCAAGTTATAACTCCTGCGTTTCCTGTTGCTAGTGTTAATGGAACTTTAAGGTTCGTTACATTAGCTGTACCTGTTATTGTAACAGTTCCAGTTCTAATAGTCAATGCGTTCTTAACTGCTGTTACATTAGCTGTACCTGAAACAGTAACATTTCCAGTGCCTAAAACTAAAGGAACTTTTAATCCTGTAATATTAGCTGTTCCAGAAAGAATAACACTTCCTGTACCTAATACTAAATCAGTGGGATCTGGGTCTTCTGTAATTGCAGTTGCTGCAATATTAATTGGTCCTATAGTTGCAGTTAATCTATTTTTTTGAACTATTACTGTAACGTTACCATCAGTAGTTAATGATGATATGGGTGTTTCGGCAAATGAAGCTGTTCCGAAGAGCATGGTCTATGCCCCTGGGTCGATGATGTTATTGCCTTCGATCGCGGCCCACTCTTGTATTGCTTGGTAATCTGTGTTTGCTTCGTCTAGTGGAACCCATAAAACAGTTCCATCTTGTTTAGTAAGTTTGAAACAATTAAATTGATTTGTGACAATTGAGTAATATTTTTCTACTGTATTAATCATAATTATAACTCCGAACTTAATGTTATTTTTCCACTAGAATTATTAATTCTTAAAGCTGTTCCTACACCTCTAGTATCGCTTTGAGAACTTCCACCTTCAATTACATAAAGAAAAGGTTGCGTTGATGATAATGCAATAGAGGATAAATCTGCCCAACCTGTTTCATATTTTAATTTTTCAAAATCACTTGCTGTTGTAAAAGTACCACTTGGTGCTGATCTCATAGTTGTAAGTAAAGGTAAAAAAAACAACGCAGCTCCTGATCCATTTGCATTATCTCCTATTGCTATATTTTGATCTGTAGCTCCTGTAATAACATAACAATACCTCTGACACCTCTGTAAATTAACATCAAAAGGCAAGAACTCAAAATCAGATGCGGCTGTTCCAGCTTCTAGTTGTACGCCTGTAATGTACCATTCGTTATCTGTGCTATCTGCAAGATTGACTTGACCTACTACTTCATCAGCTTGTGTTCTTGCACCCCAAGATGTTTGTAAAGTACCAGAAGTATAATTGCTTCCAGCACCTAAATGAAATTCTAATCTTAAACTAGTATTGTTATCATTAGTAAAAGCACCAGATGTATCTCCATCATAAGTTATAGTTTTCTTTTCCCAAGTTGAAGCAGAAGAAATTGTGTAAGATTTTGATATTGCTCTATCATTATCAGTATCTCTTAATTCAGCTATATAAGTTCCAGTTTTATTTGATTTAACCCAGAAAGATAAAGTTAAACTTTCAGCATTTGCAGTTCCTTTTTTTAAATATTGTAAATTTTGACCTTCAATTTGTTGTTCTAAAAAGAAATAAGCACCAGCACTTAAACTAGCGTTTGCAGTTGTGCAATCCATTTTTAATGATTTTGCAAAACCTTGACCACTAGGTACATCAGTTGATTGTGATTGTGTCCAAGTTCCAGCACTTCCTATTGTAAGTTTAAATCTATCAAGTGTATTATAGCTAGATGTTGTAATAGAAGAAACAGAAGTTCCTCTTTGAGAAATACTCATATCACCATTGATGATGATGTTTTTAAAATTAACGATGTTAGATAATTTCGCATTCTGAATCGAATCATCGGGGATCGTGCTTGCTATGTTTCCTAGTCTAGTTATCGCCATAATTTATCCTATCAACGCTTTAATTTCTGCGTCGTCCAATCCTAAATCTTTTAGCTTCTGTTTACCAGAGGCTTTTTTATCTATTGCTGCAGTTTCTGCATCTTTTAATTCTTGTATCTTTGCATTAACATCAGCTTCACTTGGTATTGTTGCACCATCTTTTATTATTTTAATATTTGCGTAAGTCATTCTTTGGTCGTTAGGTATTTTGTTTCCATCATCATTATATTTTTTCCAACCATACCAGTTGCCACCATTAAAAGTATGTAATGCGTCTTGAAAATAATCTCTATCCATTTTATGTATCTCCTAATCTAATTGAAGTAAAACCAGAAATTTGAGTATTTGTATCTCCGACAATCGTTGTTGAACCAGCCATACTTCCTGTGTGAAATTTAAATTTAACGTTTGAAGTGTCAGTTACATCCAATATGTAAGATTGAGCCAATGAGTTTCTTGTGTTATTATTTGGACCACCATTTCCACACAAAAGATAAGCTACTGTTGTGTAACTTGAATTATTAGTTGTTACCATAAATTCAACTTCAACATTAGTATCATTTGATTCCATTTGTGCAGCAAATTGAGAATTAATTAAATATTTTCCAGTTGATGGAAAACTAAAAATTCCAGAACTTTCTGTTAATCCAGTTCCAATATATGTGGCACCTGTGCCATCATTTCTTTCCCAATTTGATGTAATATCTGAATTTGAACCCGTGTTTGAATTAGCAGTTAATCTCCATTGGTCAGCTTCTGTAATTCCACTAATTAAAGCAGCACCATCATTCTGTAATGTTCCAACAATATTTGTAGTATCCCCACTCTTACCAATAGTAATAGTATTACTACTCTCGTTGATAATGTTATTACCTGATGTATCTTGTATCTCGTCTACTTTTAAAATTGCTGTCATTATGCTCCTATTCTATATCCTGTAAAATATGTTCTAAAAGACGTACTATCTCCACCATAAGACGGAGAGCCACTACTATCATTTATAGCAACATAAATTTCATAGTAATCAGTTGTTAAATCTACTTCATCCGTAATACTTATTATTGGAGAAGCAACACTTGCTCTATTGTTAGTAAAATTAAAACTGCTTTTAGTTCTAGTTGAACCATTTTTTTTAATATAAAATTCTGCTTCTGTTAAATTATCTGTTCCAGCAACGCAAAGAACTTGTGCAGATAAAAAATATTTTCCTGCTACTCCAGGTGTAAATCTATAATTTGTTGAGTTATCAAAAGTATTATCAGTATCAAATACTTCTGTATCAAATTGTACTTTTGTTTCTGTGCTACTAGAAATAGTAACACTACCAGAACTTTGATAAGCCATAAAAGCTGGTGTATTATTTTTTAAAGTTACACCACTAGGAATAGTTATAGAGCCTGATCCAGAGCTCGTTGTTATTGTTCCTACTTTTAATGTTCCGTCTGCCATAATATTCCTATTCTATAATTTTGTATGCTCCAAAAGTTGTCACAGCATTTGCTCCTGAAGCACCAACTAATA